CTGGAAGCTGCTGCAATCGCTTTCATTCGCCAGCAGCGGCAATTTTCCGGATTGAAGTGACGTTCTCAGGGCAGCAGCGCCATGAGAAGCGACGCAATAAAAGCGACTGCGGCGAGAACTGCAGTCCATTCTATTATCTTCACTCGCTCGATTGGACGCATCGCACTCCTCCTTCGGGATGCCCCTAAAACCGAAACGCTGCGAGACGAGGATGGTTGCAGGGTCGCCCTCATCCCGAGCACGAGTTCGAGGGCGACGGGAGGCGTTTCCCGAGCCAGATGTCACCGTTTCTTATGGTAATTCTCTCGCCATTGATTATGCTCGGCTCGCGCCAGGGAGGCGCCTGCCATATGTCAATTGCAAAGCTGATCGAAGATCTTGAACACGCCGATGAACCGAGCCGTCAGCTCGATCTGGAGATCTGTTTTGCCGTCGGCTACAAGCGGCAAGTGGAATATGAGGAAAACGGTGGGGAGCCGGTTCGACGCATTTACCTGACCCTCCCATCCGGCAACAAAGCGTCTAGGACGCCATGCTTCACGAGCTCACTCACGGACGCTTTTGAGCTTGTTCAGACGATCCTTCCTGGCAGCGTAGGCGGTGTGGTCTGGAAGGGAAATTGGGGTCGCGCGCAGATTAACGATGGTGAATACTGCGAAGCCGCCAACCCTCCGATGGCATTGTGTCTAGCTGCCTTGAAAGCCAAGCTCTACGAACAAGGCGGCTAGAGGTTGAAATCGGCCGCGCTAAAGCTTCCGAGCCGTATGTCACCTTGTAGTTGCCGGAATTTACGGCTATGGCAGATGCCCTACCGAGAGGGGCACTGTAGTGGATAGCATTAAGTCGATCGATCTCGAAAAGCTGAGCAATCGTCACAAAAAGTTCCGCGGCCGCTTCCAGCGCGCCGTGAAGTTGGTCAAAAAGCAGATCCTGCCGCACATCGCAGGCGGCAAGATGCTCGAGATTGGCGCTCAGCATCAGCAGATCGGCAAGTATTTTCCGACCTTTGAATACTGGACGATGGACATCCGCAAGACCGCCGACAACGTCATTGTTGGTGATATTACGAATTGCCCAGAGCTCGAAAGCGAACAATTCGATGTAATCGTGTCTCTCGATGTCTTTGAGCACCTCAACCGCCCCTGGAAGGCCGCCGAAGAGATCATAAGGCTGCTGAAGCCGGGCGGTATCGCATTCACCAGCACAATATTCTCGTGGCGTTATCATCCGTCGCCGATCGACTATTACCGATACTCGCCTGAAGCGCTTGAGTTTCTCTTCACCGGACTCAATACCCTCAACAAGAGCTGGGACTACATTGAGCGCCGCAGAGACAGCCGGAAGGCAGACTCCATCGAGCCGATCGATGAACTGGGAGGGTGGCGTGAGAACGTCCGCGTCAACTATTTTGGACAGAAGCCGCTTTGAGGGCGGCTACCTCTTCTTGAAGTGACTGCACCAACTGCCAGAGTTCCTGGATGACTGCCACTTCGTGCACAGGAAACCTTTCATACTGAACACCGTCAGGCTTTGGCTTTTCGTACGGAACAAAATCAGGTACGACCCGCCCTTCATACGAGCCCATTTCGAGCTGAATAAATGGGTCACCTTCAGTAGTTAGTGGAATCCACCGTCCGGGCTCTACTTCAATAAGCAGCGCCTTCATCTCATCCCCGTCTTCGTAGCGCGCCGTCCAGGTGAGTACCGGCTCATCCTCGCCATTGACCACTACGTCGACATAGCGATGGTAGACTGTTTCCCCCTTTTTCCAATGTACCATCCGGGGGTCAATTTGCGCGATCTGCTCAGCGATGAAACCCCAGTGAGAATGACTAGGATTGTCACCTTCTGCGACCGACCGATACCAGACGGGTTTGCTCCCTAGGATGATTGCCTTCGACAGCTCGATGTCCACAGGCTCAATATCTGTTTTGTAGGTCTCGGACGACGTTGAGACGCGAACACGAAAAGTAGATGAGTCCCAGTTCAGGTTCCCGGCGTTAGCCGTCGTTGAGAGGACCGGCAATCGTAAGTCAGCCCCATCGAAGCTAGCGAAGGTAATAGCATTTCTCTGGAATGTGACCGTGCCTAGGCCCCACTTGTTATCGTAAGCCGTCCCCCAATTGTTCTCGTTGTCTGCAACATATCCCCAGGTGTTCGCACCGCCCCCGAACATGTTCTGCAAACTAATGCGACCATTCTGGCGCCAGGAGCGGATGAACATGCCCAGGGAACCAACTTCTCCATCCGTCATCAAGTCGAAGTTTCGAATATAAGCGCCGGTTTCGAAGATGATGCGGCGCCCGGCAGAGGAACCAGGTACAACCGTTCGGGGCAATGTGTTTGTGCCATCGTCGCCGCCAGGCGTTTGTGCTGGCGCAACATTAAAAAAGAACTCCCCGCAAAAACGCAGGACATCTCCTTGAACGCTGGTGGTGTTTGTCGTCGTTCTGATACGAGCTCGCTGCTGGGCTGTCGGTACACCTTGGCCTTGCTGGTAAGTGATGTATGCATTGGAAGTCTCGCCGAAGCACCGCTGCACCAAATCAAGGTTAGCCCAATAGTCGATGTCGAAGGCCCAACGGCAAGCGGCATCGAAACGGCACCCAATGAACATGAGTCCCTGCGCACCGCCCAAACCTGCGATACGATAGTTCAGGCGGACGAGGTGCCCGTCCACTCCCGTTCTCGTCGCTAGTGTGGTCGTCGATTGGTCATTGTGGAACTCGCAGCCTATATAGACAGTATCCGAGATGCCGTTCGTCGAAAGTGCCACACTCGGGCCACCCTCTACCGCCATGGCGCCGGCTCCTTCGAATCGGCACTGCTCGAAGTAGTTGTTCGTCAATCCGATGTCATAAGTCGCCTTATAGTTGGCATCGAACCACGAAGGTAAGAACGCCGATGCCATCATATTTGCGCTGGTCCGGCTCCATGTGGCGTCAAGACGATGCGCCTCCTTCTTCCATGCGCCGCGAACGTCGAGGCCGACATAGCGGCCGCGTGACACACCGCAAATATGGATGCCGATATCCCATGCATCGCTGTCGGTCGTGGTTTGAAGCGTAATAGCCTCTATACCGCCGTTCTCTCCGAGCTCCGCAACGAGTACCTTTAAGGGAGTATCTGATCCCGTGCCGCTCTCATCCGTCCACAGACGCGCCGTTCCGGCGCCATAGGTGTGAATTACCGTTCCGGTATTCGGATGTTCGACGCCGCCCGTCGTATCTCCGAATTCGAGCAATACGCTATGGCGAATACCTCCCTTGAGCCTGACGCTTGCCGGCTTCGCGAGAAAGTCGTCGACATAGAAGAATCCATCAAGTCGCACTACACCGCCGCGGAGATGATACCGCAGGTTAATCGCGGCTTGGATAGCTGCACGGTTGACCGTCGCAGTGGCGGCGCCGTCAGTGCTGTCGATCGCACCAAACCACTCGGCTCGCATGTCGCCGAACAGCCACCCGCCGTCCTGACGCACCCACGCACCTGCCGAAGAGGCCACGGCATCTGCCTTGATGTAGACGCCCTCCTGAGGGTCGGCGGTGACCAGAGCCGAATAGTCGCCCGTCCTCCAGCGGAATATGCCCTGGCGCCCAGCTTCGGCCAAAAACGCCAATGTTGCAGAGGACGTATTCAGAGCCTTCAACGCAGTGCGATCAGCGACATTGCGAACATTGATGCTTGCGGCCGCCGCTTCGGCCGCCGCTTGCGCAGCCTCTGCCGCCGCAACGATCGCGCTCGATGCTTGATCGCTCACGAGCCGGAACGCCGAGCCGGAGACGATGCCCATGACAATCATGCCAGCAGTCAGGCCGCCAGCCGCAACATCATTGCCGCTGTTCGTCTTGATCGTGAGCGCAGAGCCGCCGTTAAACGAGACGGTAACCGGCGAAGCCGTGTTCGCCTCAAAGACGTTCATCCATACGAGAGCAGAAGACGAGACAGGAATACTGGTCGTGGCCTGAATGGCGTTCGGCGTGCCGGCGCCGGTGTCGCTTGCGATGATGAAGCTGAACGGCAGATCCGCAACACGCGTCCACGAGCCAGTGCCGGATGCACCGATCTTTCGATAAATGCCGTTGTTGGCAACTGTCGAGTCACCGATGACCCATGCCATCGAGTTGGCTGGATGAGTGAGGTCAGCGTCCATGGCCGCCTTGCTGGAATAGATCAGGCCGCCGTTCGACGTGAACGCCGTAATGATGCTCTCGACCCACGTTCCCCAGGCGCGGATATCCGCCTTTTTGGGGTCGTACTCTTCAGACGAAGGGACCCCGTCGGTGTTGAAGTCGCGCCAGATGGTGTTTGCGGTTTGAACCATGAAAGTCCCCATGCGAAGGCGCTCCGGCGAATGCCAGAGGCGAATTGGTGATGTGATTGCGGATCAGGTCGTCAGGTGACGATGGCGGAACCGGTTGCTACAGCGGCGGCCGGTTTGCCGGATGGATTGATCGCTTCGACGAAGCCGTAATAGGCGCCGGCAGAAAGGCCGGTCACCGTACGTGCGTCATTGGCGGCGGCTGCGCCGTATTCAGTCGCGACCAAGGTCGATGTGGCGAAATCGTTCGCCGTATTCAGGTACAGCCTCGAGGCGTAATAGTTCGGCGAGTTTGGAGCCGTCCAATCGAAGGTCACCTCGCCTACTCCGCCCGTCAGCGACGGGTTAGTCGCCGGTCCCGGGGCCACCGGGTCGGCAGTCGCGGTTCGGATCTGGTAATCAGTCCACTCGGAGCTCGCTCCGTTCGACCAGGCGCGAAGCCGAAATTTGTATTCGACGCCGTCGGACAGATAGCCGGAGCGGACCTCGGCATCGCCAGTCTTCGACATGGCCGACCGCGCCGGCTCGATTTCCGACGTCGGCTGCCATTCCAGCTCATAGAGAAGAGCGTCGGACACGAAATCCCACGTCGCCTGCCCGAAGGCCGCTGTCTGGCCACCGGTAACGACCTCGGTATCGATCGTCACGTCGAAGTTGATCGGGGTCGGGACGCCACCGGGGGGCAGCGGATCGACATTCGCGCCCGGGACGCCCTCTTCCGTCGCCGCATCGAATGCATAGAGGTTGCTCGGCACGATGATGCCGGAGAACTCGACAGTGAGATTTCGCAACGACAGCTTCGGCGTAGACGTGATTTCGACGATCACTTCCGTCATCCTGGGCGGGTAGTGCACGCGCACGAAGCGCCGATACGGCACTTTCTTGGCCGCATGGTAGTCTGCGACGATCGTTACGCGCGGCGCGTTCTTGCGGATATATTTCAGCTTCTGCAGGCGGGCGCAGTGGTTGTGGCTTTGGATCGCCTGATTGTCGACGGTCGCCGTCCGTTCCGTGTCCTCGCCGATGTACGGATCGCCATAGATGGCGGCGTCTACGGTATTGAAGCGGTTCGCCGGGTCGGTCCACCGGCCGCGGACAGCAAGGACGGTCGACGAGCGGCGCTGATTGGCGTCGAAGGTGACGCGCTTGATGTCGTTTCCTGAGAGCCGAATATCCGGCTCGACGAATTCGCCAGCGTGCACACCAATGAGACCGTCCGGGCGCTCATAGACGACGAGTTCGGCCGCCTCGTCCATCAGCCGCCCGACCTGAACGGGATCGTTCTCGGCGCGAAACCAAAAGCCGCCGTGATAGCGCTTTTCCGTGCCACCGCTGCGGTTGGTGACGTTCTGGTCGCCGACGTTCGCCGCGTTGCTCCAGTCCGGCAGATAAATGTCGGAAAGGCTGAGCTTGCCGCCGACCGGATCCGTAAGGTGCCAGAGACGCATCAGCGCGATGTTCGTCGAGAATGCCGTGTTGCCCGTACGCGGGTCGTACAGCCTCATACCGTCGCCGACGGCCGAATGTTGCGGCATCTGGTTCGGGTAGACCTTCAGGTATCTTTCTGAGCTGACGCCCGCAGCCGACATCCGGACGGAGGCAAGACCGTCGCCGCGGTGATTGCTTGTCCAGATGCTGGAAAAAGCCGCGACTACATCCGCATAGGCGGTCTCGGCAGCCAAACCGAGGCGCGACAGGATCTGCACCTTGCTGCCGAAATGCGACGGCGCCGTAACGAGACCGTTGGCGTCCAGCGTCACCGCCTCGTCGTGAAGGTAATGCGTCACATATCCCTGGATGCGGTGTGCTGCCCAAACGAGAATGTGATAGGCGGTGCCGTTCTTTTCCCCGAGGAAGACGTAATCGCTGCCCTTCTTCACCCGGCCGAGCACGTAGGCAAGCGAGGGAACCGACTGCTTCAGGTTATAGCTGCCGTCCTCCGGCTTCGGTACGGCCGGCTTGGAGACGAGCATGCCCTGCAGTGCGGCCGCACCATATGCGAGGCCGCCGTAAGCCAGTGCGGACAGTCCGAGATAGACGAGGTTCGACAATGCAACGCTCGTCGTGCCCAGTGATGCAATGACCACCAGGGCGATTGTATCGATGATGCCTGGCATGTCTCAGATCATCCAGATTGCGAGTGGAGCGGCCGTCATGAAGCCGACGCCGTTCTTAAAGCGGACGTTCCAGCGCTCGCCGTCATGGATGGCGCCGAACTGCCGGTGAATGTTGCTGGCGCTTCCGATCACGCCGATCGCGCCGCAGCGCGGCTGCTGGAGCGGTTTTCCGTGAATGCGGGCGACACAGGAGCCAACGACGGCCGGAACGTTCCCTGCCCGCTCGATGATGGCCCGGAAGCCCTCTTCGCTGTCATAGGCGCCGCGGAGGTGCGGCGCCGGATCTGGATGGCCGAGCCAGATCGCCCATGCTGCCAGGAACAAGCAGCAATCTACCTCCCCTGGCCGCCACGGCTTGTCGCGATAGGCGGCAAGGAATTGCTCGAGCATGCGTTCCATGCGTCACCAGTTCGGCCAACGAATTGTCAGGTCGATAAGCGTCGGCATGCGCTCGCAGAAGCGATCCGCCGGCGCTGATGGGTTGAGCAGCTTCGACCGCGCCTTCTGGTCGACGTCGGAGAGCACCGCGCCGCTGGCCAGTGTGCGGAGCGTGAACCGGTTGGTGATCTCGACGGTGATCGTCGACATGATCTGCTCGTCACCGGCCGCGTCATCGAAAATGATATCGTCGATCGTGCCGGTGAATTTGACATCCGCGGCGCCGACCGGCTGGTCGAGTTCATCGCAGTCCTGGATGAGGACGCGCACGCGCGTTCCGATGATCTCTCCGGCCTGATAATCCGCCCAGAGCGTGTCGACCGTCGACTTGTCGATGCCCGAGAGCGTGAGCGGAAGCGTAAAGGCCTCCGCGTTGATCGCGAGCTGCAATTGATCCAGCGCCGAATCGGTCAGCACACACGGGCGCCAGATATTTCCGTCGCCATCAACGAACGGACCGCCCGAGCCGTCCCAAAGCCGAACGGTCTTCGACGGGAAATCGAGCTGGGCAAGGATGCGAAGAGATTTGACTGCCATCACGCCACCAGCGAAGCCCAATAGTCGGTTGCCTCTACGAAGGAGACGGAGCGCTGCTCGAACTGGATCGAATTGACGCCGGCATCCATGCCGCGGTCATCGGCCAGTCGCGAAAGGCAGGTCGGCATGTCGAATTCCAGATCGGCCCCGGCCGGGATCAGCGCACGCACTGTCGGCGAGATCGGAAGCGTCCAGATGTCGCCGTCGATGGAGATGACGGGGCCAGTCTTGTAGAGCGCATGCTCGTATGAGAACCGAACGCCGACGAGGTCCGCCGCCGCGTTTATGATGCGGAGGCGGATGGTGGTTGCGCCCAGCGGGGTAATGCCGTCGGTGACGACCGAGATCGCCCCCTGTTGATATTGGCTGCCATCACTGAACGGCGCGCCGTCGCTGTGCGGCACTCTGATGATCGGCTCGTAGTCGCCGGAAACGTAAGGCGCAGTGTCGCGGGACCACGCCGGAACAGCAATGAGCCCTGCTCGGCCACCGAGCTTCTGACTGATCGCCTCCCAGGTCCTCCGCTGCGCGGCGCTATAGGTCGCCACGTCGAGAAGGTCGATCGCCCAGAAACCGAGGTCTGTCCTGGTCGCCGGCTCCAGGCCGCCGAGCGACTTGCCGCCCGATCTCGTATAAGGAACGAGGTTCGGGCGGCATTCTTCCGGCGTCAGAAGATTGACGGGCCAAGTGATGATATCTGCCATGCTCAAGCCGTCCTGTAGTCGCCGCCGGCGGTCTCTTGCTGATACTTCGCCACCGCCGCCGGCGCCTGCCGGTTGGCTTCATTCACCGAAGCGGCGATGATCTGGGGCGAAGCGTCCTTGATCTTCTGGCCGGATATCTCGCCAGCAACTTCCGTCATGACGGGAACGAGGTTGCCGTTGCGGACCTCGCTAACGGTGCGCACGATGATCACGCCGCCGGCGTTCTGGTTGGCTGCCGGCATGACGGGGGTTACGTTGCCGCCCGACTGGTAGCCCTTTGCCGAGCGGTGCATTGCATCGAGATTGCCGACGCCGATCTTGTCCGTTGCTCGCTTGGAGAAGACATACTCGCCACCGTGCACCACGCCGGCCACTGCGGATGCAGCACCCTTTCCGGTGTAGCCTCCCGACGCGAAGCCGAAGATCTTCCCGATGCCGCCGAGGATGGAGCCGAACAAACCGCCTCCCCCTCCTGAGCCAGCGCCGTTTAGCGAAAACAGCGCGTTTACAAGCTCGTCCTCGACTTTGCTGATGATCTTGTCGAGGACGTTCAGTGCGGCTTTGCCGAACGATTTCCAGAAGCTTTCACCGTTGGCGAGACCCGACCGGAGATCGGAAAGAAACCCCTTCGCGGCATCCTTGGCGAAGTCGAGCGCTTCCTTTGCGTTCTTCGTGGCGACCTCTGTAGCGGCCATTTGATTGGCGAGGCCGGACAATTCCGTCTTCTGCGCCGCGGTAAGCTCGATCCCCTTCTGCTGCGACTGGTTCAGCAGGTCCGTTTCGTATTTCAAGGCAAGCGCCGCCTGCTCGGTCATGCCGAGCGCCTCTTGCTCCGCCTTCAGCGAGGCAATGCGCCGGTTCGCACCATCGACGATGTCGGAGTATTTCTCAGCTTCGGTCTTGCCGCCGCCGCCGCCCTTCTTCTTCGATTTTTCGTCGACTGTCGTGATGTCTTTGGCGAGCTCCTTGAGCTTAGCCGATGCAGTCGATGCCCCACGGGAAATTGCCTCTCCGAACTCGCCGATATAATCCGTTCCGGAAATCGCTTTCTGGTTGGCGGCGCTCAGTTCGTTCAGTGCCGGAGCAAGCGCGTCCGCATATGGATTCTGCATCTCTTCGAACTGGGGCGCGTCGATCGTGTTGCCCAATTCTGGAGTGGCATTAGGGTCCATCCCGCTGCCGACAGCGCCGCCAAGCTTGAACACTGTCTTGACGCTGGCGATCAATCTA